AAGCCATTTAAGACTACAAATCACTTGACGTACTGATAATTAGACTGTATAATATACACTTATACAGTAATTAATGGAGTTGATATGAGTAATTGTGCCAGTCACATTTGGAGTTTGGAAAGTCATCCAAGCCGTCTAAACAAAGAAGCTATCATTGATGTTATTGCCCAAGAAGGCAACGATGAGTTCTTTCACGGATGTCGCCTAGCATTAGACCCTATGGTTACTTTTGGTGTTAAACAAGTTCCGGAGAAAAATGATGAAGATGGCCCTGGGCTCAATTGGGATAGTTTTATTGTGCTTGCTAGCGGCTTACGCAATCGCAACCTCACCGGCCACGATGCTCGCGATGCCATTGCTGAAGCCATAACACTAGCAACCAAAACAGAATGGAATGGTTGGTACAGACGTATCCTTATTAAAGATTTACGTGCAGGATTTAGTGAAAAAACAATCAACAAGGTAGTGGAGAAGAAGTATGCTCAGTTTGCTATTCCTGTATTCGGTTGTCAGCTTGCTCACGATAGTGCTAATCATGAGTCGAAGGTATCAGGCAAAAAATACATCGAAGTTAAACTCGACGGAGTTAGAGTTATTACGGTTGTACGTACTGATGGTCGGGTGGATATGTTCAGTCGCAATGGTAAAGAACTTGCTAATTTTCCACACGTTGTAGAACAGATTAGTGCTGTGGTTAAACAAAATCCTCCACCGTACGATTTGATTCTGGATGGTGAGATCATGAGTAGCAGTTTTCAAGACTTGATGACACAAGTGCATCGTAAGAGTGATGTTAAGGCAAACGATGCTGTTCTTAATTTGTTTGATGTGTTGTCGCTTGCAGAATTTGAAGCAGGTGTTTGTAACAAGCGTCAGGAAGATCGTAGTGCAATGGTTTACTACTGGCATAAACAACATAAAGATGTGTTGCCTAATGTTACAGTTGTGGGACACGAACTTGTTGACTTGGACACCGCAGAAGGACAACAGCGTTATAAAGAAATTAATGCCAAAGCTATCGCAGGCGGATACGAAGGCATTATGCTCAAAGATCCAGAAGCACCTTACGAATGCAAACGCAGTGTAGCATGGCTGAAGTTAAAGCCCTTCATTGAAGTATCACTGGAGGTTGTGGATGTTGAAGAAGGCACAGGAAAAAATATTGGACGACTTGGAGCGGTTGTATGCGAAGGAGTCGATGACGGAAAAGCAATACGAGTTAACGTGGGCTCAGGTTTCACTGATAGCGATCGTATTTCTTTTTGGGATTCACGTGATACGTTACCTGGTCAAATAGTTGAAGTACGTGCAGACGCAGTAACACAAAACCAGGACGGTACTTACAGTTTGCGCTTTCCACGATTCAAAGGATTTAGAGGATTTGAAGTTGGTGAAAAAATTTAAATGAGAACAGCAAAACTTCTTTTGTTATCTTTTGCTGTTTGTATAGGTTTAATTGTTTGGGTCATGGATTTGGACGAACCTGATACACAAGCCAGCACGTTTTGTGCATACGGTAAAGTATTTGTAAGATTCAAAGAAGGTAATAAAGTTTGGGGGACAATATTATTAGATAACGCTGGTTCGCCCGTGGCTTGTCAAGAAGGCAGTGTTCCATCATTTAAATCTTTAAATAAAGGGAGCTTAACATGACTGTAAGTAGAGTTGCAGAACAAAATGCAGAAATATATCAAAAATCAGAAATTAAAAAGTTAGATAAGCGACATGAAGAACTTCGAGTTGAGGAACAGCGTGTAAAGTTAAATCTTAAAGACAACGAAGAAAAAAGAATTGAAATGAATCGTCGGATGAATCGTCCGGGACAAAACGTAGATAGGATGGCCTAAATGCAGATAAGTATTCATCAAAGCAATATTAAAACTATTCGGCAAGGTGATCCAAAGTTCTTGCTCAACGATACATTTACAGTGTGTCAGCGAGCGAGCATAGAGATATCTAAAGATTGCCCTGCAAGCTATAAACAAATTATAGCACAAGCATACGAGAATGGTTGGATTAAACCAGTGGCACATGTATATGGAAAAGAACTAACAATGGATGCAATGAGATGAACCCGTTTAGAGATCAAGAAAAATTTATGAGAGCCTGCGATCAAACTGTAGACTCATTTAATGAACTGCAATATGCAATGTATGTTAACTTAATTGATGAAGAACATCAGGAACTGTTAGAAGCTACATTGTCCGATGATCGTGTAGAACAATTAGATGCACTTATTGATATTTTGGTTGTGACTATAGGCGCTATCCATTCAATGGGCGCAGATGCAGAAGGTGCATGGAAAGAAGTAATGATGACAAATTTTGCCAAGATTGATAAAGATACTGGCAAAGTACGTAAGCGAGAAGATGGCAAAGTTTTGAAGCCAAGTGGTTGGGTTCCTCCCAATCTTAAACCGTTTGTTTAAAGGAGAATAAAATGTTTGGTGCAAATTATATAGATAGCGGTATTTTAAACTACCGTTCAGCAGAAGAAATTAACAGTGCTATGGGCCGTGTGTACGGACATATGAGTTTGGCAGTTGTGGTGTCAATGTTGGTCAGTTACTTTGTAGGCACTAGCCCGGAGTTGCTACAATTCTTTTTTACAGGTGTACTGAAGTGGATTGTGATATTTGCACCACTTGCAGCAATCTTTGGTGTTGCTATGGTACTGGGAAATAATCCTAGTAAAGGTGTAGCACAGCTATGCTTACATGGTTTTGCGGCGCTGATGGGCCTGAGCTTTGCTACAATCTTTGCTGTATTCACTATGGGCAGTATTGTTAGTGCCTTTATGGGAGCGGCAATCTTGTTTGCAGTAATGAGCGGATACGGTTACTTTACCAAACGTAGTTTAGAAAGCCTTGGACAGTTCATGTTCATTGGATTGATTGCTATTGTGATTGCCAGTATTGTTAATATCTTTATTGGATCCAGTGTAATGGCCATGGTTATCTCAGCATTGGCTATTATCATCTTCTTAGGATTGACAGCATACGACACACAACAGATCCGTGAAGAACTAAGTGTGGATACTACACCTGCCGCCGAGGTTCGTGGGGCACTGACATTGTACATGGACTTTATCAACTTGTTCATTAACTTGTTGCAGTTGTTTGGTGACAGGAAGTAATGTATAAATTGAGATGGTGGGATACTGGGGAAATATTGCGAGTGCGGTTCTTCCCCACTCTACAAGAAGCGGTGTATTATTCGATTTACAAAACACCATACGAAAGTATGTACGGAATAGACAAGGTATAAAATGAGAAGTCATTATTGGACAATTGGTAAATTTGCAGATTGGCTACGCGGTACGCCAAAGCTCAAGTGTGGCACTAGCGAAGAGTGGCATGCCTGGGAAGATCAAGCCAAAGCCGCTTATCCCGTTCGTTGGTGGATCGCCGAAGAAGGCCTAGACCATCTTCAAAAATTTGTTTATTATATTCCGGACCGACTAAATGATGTACGCTATTATATTAATAATCGCTGGGTTAGCAACAGCCACGCTCTTACAGCCCATCCTCGAGACATACAACCAGGTAACTGGAGTGACGTTGGCAATCGCTTTCTTCCTTGTATGTTCAATGAGCTTGTGGACTTTGTTGAAATAGAGCAAGCATGGCATCACTGCATGTGGAGTGACGAAGCCAAGACTGAATTTGAAACTCCATGGTGGCGCAAAGGATGGCTACGTTGGAGAACATGGCGTTGTCCAGAGGCTGGTATGCAATACCTCAAGTGGGCCAGTGAACTTACTATTGGCGAGGACATGGGTGCAGAACCAGGTAGTAAAGGTTTTGGCGAGCCTACATATCAAGCCAAATCCGCTAAAGAAATCATTGAGCTGTACACTTGGTGGACTGTTACATATCGCAATCGTCCAGATCCGTATGACGCCAGTGGTTGGACCGCGGCATGTGAAGCTAGCCGTATTGCCAACGGTGGACGACTAAGTTTCAGTGGCGATAAAGATCCTGTGCTTAGAAAAGCTAGCGATAAAGCTCATAAGCTTCTTCAAAAGATTGAAGCGGCTTATGAAAAAGAAGACGAAGAAATGATGATCCGTCTTATCAAAATTAGACAAAGCCTGTGGACTTGAGGTTGACTATACCGGTATTTGAAACTATAATATAAGTATTGTTTAACTAACAGGAGCAGAAATTGGCTAAAGCAGCAACCAAAACACGCATAACTAAAAAACAAGTTATTGCACATCGTACCAAAGCACCAAAAGATTACAGCCCAGTTTGGGATAGCATAGAGGCAATGGACGCTGCTCAATTTTTGCGCCATTGGCATTCTGCTATGAACTACTACCGTTTGGAATTTAGCGGAAAAGATTTGAAGCCAGCAGTTCTTAAATGGATGGCTAGTATTAACTGTACCAAAGAAGACATTGCGGCTTTTAAGAAGACCAAAGACAATCGTGTAAATGTTACCATGGGTGCCATTGCAAGTTGTTTGCTTCGAGGTATGCCAGCAGTTCGTGCAGATTTCAATCAAGGTCGCGACACTGCGGCTTGGTTACGCAATGAAGTTGTTCAAATTATTGAGCAAGGTAAAAACGATGCCGACGATGAAGCAGTCGTCGAAGTTAAATCTACTGTTGTTCAACCCAGTATTCAAGAGCGTGTCAAAGAGGCCGCTATGCGTATGACTGAAGAAAT